TTGTATCGACTGTGCTTCATCTCGTACTCTGATGCCTCTCGTTTTAAAACCCGAGGGTAGATTAGAAAGAGTCCCTGCATCTAAAAGCTGGCGTAGGGCCGCTGTTGCAGTTCTTGATAATCCACCAATCATATGAATTAAACCAAAGCCATAAAAACCTAGACCTGGCAAAAACTTGAAATGTGTAAAATAATGAATTCTTTTTTTCTTAGGATCTTGTGCTTCGTAGTTTCGACGTATGGATAAAACTTCTCGACTACCTTCTTCGATAGTTACAATATAAGGAAGTTTAATACCTGTAGCTTCACCTGTCTCAGGGTTTGTGTCTTCAAACCCTTCTAAATCTAAATCAACATGACACTCTAACAGAGTATACATATCTGGAGATTTGTCTGACTTACGGATACCTTCTAGTTCTCTTTCTTTCGCTGCAATCTCATCATCTTCGTTTGATGCTTCGGATACTTCAATGTCTCGATAGAACCCACCAACTTGTTGTTTGCGTAAATCGTTTTCAGAAATATTTATTTTGTGAATTATAGAATCTGCATCATCTAAACTTGTAGCTGAGTATGGAACAAGTAAATCATCTGCAGGAACAAACTTTGAGACGGCTCGACCTAATAATTCATCGTAGTACACTTTTTTAAATGTCGAGCCTGAGAGAGGA